GGTACGCTACTGACCCCTATTTAACGTTTCCCAACGCATTTTTAACATTTGCAAACATTTTGTGGCACGGTTTTTGCTGGGTCGCCACTTTACCGTTTTTTAACATTTCGCCACAGACTTTGGCACGGTTTTTGCTATGGCTCACATTTAACATCTTTTGCACAACTTTGGCATGGTTTTTGTTATGCGTGTGCGCCTGTGAAATTGTTTCACGTGGAACACTGCCACACCGATGCACGAAATAAAATGTTTCACGTGGAACACAACACCAAGAGTTAATAAAAGTTAAAACGAAAATAATTTGTGCGCTTATGCTTGTATGTTAGAAAAAAGTTGTATCTTCGCATCGTGTTAAACAAGTTCGCAAAAGAAGTTGCCTGCAAAAATCAAGCATACAACTTTATAGCGGCTGAAAAGTTGGTCGGGCGTTTCAAAACCTTTTGCGAATGTTACCCCACAAACTTGTACATCGGTTTAACGGGCGTTGAAATATTGCAGGACAAATAACAATCAGCAAGCAAAAGAAAAGGCGGTAACAATCAAGTTGCCGCCTTTCTTTTTGTCCTGCCTTTCAGTTACTCAATATAAACGCCGTCAGACAAAGCCGCATATATCATTTCTTGTTCCTCTGTCAGCATTTCGGCGGTGTGTATGGGTGTAACATCATCGAACACATTAAACCCTCTGAAATCGCTTAAAATGCCCGTTTGTCTGTCATTGTTTCGCCCGTTGCTTGCGCTCTCGTACCACTTGCAGTAAATGTAAGGTTCTAAGCCGTAATATAACAGTTCGTTCCAATCATCGCCGCCCACGGTTTTAACTTGGGTGCTTGGTGATAGGTATATTATTTCGCTGCTTGGCTCTGTTTCCTCAACTTGAAATACAACGCCATTGCAGGACAAAAGCGCAACCCCGTTGCCCGTTACCACGTTTATAACGTACTGCAAACCTATCGTTTTACCTGCATAATCGGTATTGAGTGTTACAAAGCCTGCAAACGGCAAAAAGATTTGTATTTCGCTTTCGTAGTCGGTGTTGTCCCCATTGTGCGCTGGCACTACCGCCGTGCCGAAATCAAGTGTTATTTTGTCTTGCGCTTGCTGGTGGCAAGATACGCCCGTGTTGTAGTTGCCGCATCGTATTACATCGGTACTGCTTGCGCTTATGTTGGTGTAAACACGGCGTATTTTGTTCACGTATGCGCCCAAATCTATGTTTTCGTATATGGTTGCGCCCGTTTCGGGGTCGCTGCCCGTTTCCTTGAAAAAACGCTTTTTGCTAAACTCTGCCAACTCGTCAAGCGTTACCAAATACACGTTTATTGCGCCGTATTGCTCGCCTACAACTGCCACGGGGTACGCTTGCGCATTTACAGAAAAGTCATACCAACCGTCTTGTAAAACAATGCTTCCCGTTGCCGTTTTTTTGTCGCCCGAAACGGTTAAATCTTGTTTGGTCGGGTAGCCCGTTTCGTTGTAATAGAAAAAATTAGGCGTACTTTGTTCCGTGTCAAACGCCGTGTTTTCGTTCGCTTTGATAGTTACGTTAAGCGTTTCACCGTATTGCAAAAATTCGGGTAACGGTGGGTCGGCGTGGCAATTTGAAAGGTTTGTTTCAATGCTTACCCCTTCTGTAAATTTGCCCGTTTCGCCGCTTATTGTCACACCTTTGTCGGGCTCGCAATCATCGTTCTTCCACGTTGCCGATTTGCCGCCCTCGCTTATTGTCATATCCTCGCTTGCAGGGTAGCCGGAACCGTTCGTAAACGCCACTTTTGCGCTGGTTATCTTAAAACCCTCATTTGCGGTTAATGTTACACTTGCCGCCCGTTTTCCAGACTTTTCGCCCGTGGCGGTTGTGTTGAGTACGTTGTTCGTAACGTTAAGTTCGGGTGTTCCTCCGTTTTGGGTGTTACCCGTGATAGTTATTTTCGTTTTTGCATTTGTGCCGGACAACTTACCAAATGCCCAAACCTTTGCGCCGTTCATATCCAAAACAACGCTTTTCGGGTATCCGCTTGTATTGGTATAAACCGCCTTAACATCACCTTGAAATACAAACCCGTCATCGGTTCTCACGTTTATATCCCAATAACCGCCGCTTGCGTTCCACTGGCTGTTATCATCGTGCGCGTTAGGTATATTTACAATTACTGCCATACTCTTTTAATTTTCGGTTGTTCCTTTCAAAGTTACCATAATAATGCCGCCCGTTTCATTGAGTAAGCCCGTATTTGCAAACGGTACTTTCTCGAAATTCGGGGTGCGCTTGTAAACCGTTTCACGGTTTGAAATATACGGGTCGGGGTTGTCACTTTCAGATACACACCCCGTTGCCACCAAAATTTCGCTTTCGTAGGTTTTCAGCACGTCAATACGCAATACAAGTTCGTAGGCGTTGTTTCCCTCAAAACTTACCCTATCCACGAAATAATAACGCCCTAAATCGGGTATGTAACAATAATTGAAAGTCGGTCGGGGCTGCTTTCGTAGTGTTACGGTCGGGCGCAACACATCGAAAGTTTGCCGCAAATCGCCCTCAATCGCCGTAAACTCGCCCAACTGCTTGTTTACCGTGTTCGGGTGTCCGTTGTATGAATAAAAGTTTATCGTTGTCATATCTGCAAAGAAAAAAGGCGGTGCGGTGCGCTTTCACATGCACCCACACCGCCAAAGTTAAACAATCTAATACCTATTGAGTTACTCAATAAAGAATACTACAAAGTTTTCGTTTGTATCGTTGAAATACCCTGCATCAAACTTGTAATAGTTGTTGAAAAACTCTGCCTTTGCGTTGTAGTTCGTTGTTACTCGTCTGTCAAGATTGCAAACGCCCAACGCATCACGGTCGAACATTACGCCCAACACGCCCTTAATTTCAACATCTTTGCCGCCGCTTTCCTTAACCTTAATGTGTCCCGTGCTGGCGAAATCGTAGTTCTCTCCGCTGCCCTGCCAAAAAGGTACGGTTTCGGCTTTCGGCAAAAGCACATCACCACGGTTAAACGTGTCGGAATAAAGATAGGTTTGCGCTGCCTTTGCAAAGTCGGACAAAAGTACAACGTGTAACATATCTTTCGGGGTAAACCGTTCTTTGCCGCCAACATTGAAAACTGTGGAAATGCTTTGCAGGCGGTCGGCATACGTACCCATTACGTAAGACGCAAAGCGAATGAAATCGGGGTCGGTTATCGCCTTTGCCGCTGTCAGTGCGTTAGGGTTCGGGGTCGGGTCGGGGTTGCCCGGCGTTGCAGGGAAATACTTGTCATTGTACAACTTCAAAAGGTTTACACAACGTGCCGTGCTTGCGCTGGAAAGGTCGGCACTGGTTAAGTTGCCTGCCGTACCGCCAAACGCAACCGCATCAGCCAAAACCGTTTCCGCAATCATATTGTTAATTGTGCGCATAATCAGCGCGTCTGCCTTGATAGTCATTGACTTTTCAACGGCTGCATAAATCATCGAAATAAAGCCGTTGAGTTGTGCGGCGTTGGTAAAACTTTCCTTAACCTGCCTTTCCGTGATTGATACGGGCACTTCAAACGTAACCTTTGAGTTGAAAAACTTTGCGGTAACGGTCGGTTTGTGGAATACATCTTGGTCGTAACTCTTCTTGTCCTGCAAGTTCCACGTGTCGTTTTCTTCGGCTTCGGGAACATCGGCACTTATTTTTTCCAGCACGCTGCCAAACTCCCACGCATCCATAAGCACGGACGGCACTTTGCCCGCATAAGGTCGGTTTACGAAAATCACCTTGCCGATATGGTTTACAAGTGATTTTACGTAATTATCCACTGCATTTTGGTTAAACACTTCCGTGCCCAAATCCACAATGCCCGTCAAATCGTCCAGCACAATGTCGGTTTTGCCCAAAACTTCTTTTGATACGCTGTTAATCAGCGAATAAATTTGTTTTACATCCATATTGCTAAATATTAAAATTAGTTATTCGTAAATACTCGTTGTTAATTCTCTTACAAGTGCAAAGATAATGTTTTTTCTCCAATTATCACGCCTTAACTGCAATTCTTTTGCAATTTCACTTGAAATTGATTTGCTTGCGCCCGTTCCTTTGCTTGTTTCGGTCGTTTTGCGGCTTTCCGTGCGGTTTCTCTCATCGTTTGCGGTCTTTCGGTCGCTGTCTGAAAAATCGGTATCATTGAACGCCTTGTTTGCGCCCGTTTCGGTGTTGTCCGTGCTTTCCTGCAAAGTTACGGTTTCCGTCCGTTCAATTTGCCCTGTGACGGGTGTCAGTACATCGTAATCGGCTAACATCGCCGCCGCTTCACGTTCCCACCCCTGCACGTTTACCGCAATAACCGCCGAAACAACATCACTTGCGTTGTCGCTGGTTATGCTGCTTACAACGGTTTTGCCGCCGTACATCAGTAAGGCGTAAGCGTCTAACTTGGTCGGGTCGGTATCGCCGAAAATAGCGGCGTACTCTGTCGGATATTCAGTCTTGAAAACCGTTGCGAATATCCCGTTACCCTTTGTAAATAGTTCGCTGTATTTCATTGTTTATCTTTGTTTTCTTCGTTTTCTTCTGTTTCTTCTGTTTCCTCTGTTTCGGTATCGTTACCGTCCGTTTCCGTTTCCGTTTCTTTCGTTTCTTCTGTTTCCTCTGTTTCGGTATCGTTCCCGTCTGTTTCCGTTCCGTTTCCGTCTGTTTCGGTGTTTTCCTCTGTCGGGTCGGGTTCGTCTGTCGGGTCGGGGTTTTCCTTTGCCGTTTCCAAATCAGCCGCCAAAGCGTTGTAATTATCCCTTTCCAACCCCCAACTGCTTGCAAGTTTAACCGAAATTTCGGTGTCAAACATCGCATTAATTTTCTCAACTGCATTTTGTCTTTCTTTCAGCATATTATCCACATACGGCAAAAGTACGTCCACATTCATAGATACCTCGCCCAAATTGAGCCGTTCACGCTTCATATTATAATTTGCGTTTAGTCCCAATTCGTTGTACATACTCGCTTTGTAGTATTGTATCAGTTCAATAAGTTGCGTAATATACACGCTGTTTGTTGTCGGTGCTGTCTGCATATTTACGCCTTTGAAGAAAGCGTTTTCCCCGATAATTGAAAATTCGCCGTCTTGTATCTTGCGCAAAAATTCCTCGGCACTCTGTTTTGTCTTGTCATCGCTGGCACTTATAAGCATCGTGATACGGGTCAAAATGCTTGCCGTGTTCAACGAAATAAGCCCGTCAGTGTGTAAGACTGCATAACGCCCTATCAGCGGCAAAAGGCTTTCGCCGTTGCTGTCATTCTCAATCAAAACCCCGTCTTTCTGAATATCGTAGGTTTTGTTTAACTTTAATGCTGGGTTCGCCACGGTGTAAAGCGTTGCCCGTCCGTAAACATCGGGTTCGCCGCCTTTGCCGCCCGAAAGCGCATACAAAACCCCGTCCACGCTGGTGACAAAGGCGTTGCCCGTGGTCTGCAAAAGCCGTTCCAATTCCTTTTGCGGTATGCTGTCGGGCAAACCCTCATACTCAAACATACTTTGAGTTTTCGCCAACGTGTTCGCAATAAATTCGGTTACGGCGGTGTCTTTGTCACTTATTTGTTGCTGGTACAACTTGTAAATGTCATCTTTCCTTTTCATCTGTCAAAACTTTAATAAGCGTTGTTAATTCGGCTAACACTTTCGTATTTTCCGCAATCGTATCTTTCAGGTGTTCCGTTTCTTCTTGGTGCGACTGCCTTTGTTTCACCATATACCAAAACAATGCACCACACATCACAATCGGAAAACCCAAACTTGAAATGATTTGAATAATAGTATTTGCGTCCATATCGTTATAAATTTAGTTACTACTTGCAAAGATAGGCATTTATTTCGTAAAATGGTCGGTTTGGCACGAAATTGGCACCAAACCGCCGTTATTTTCATTTCAACGAAACAATGTTTGTCTTTGCGCTCGTAATTAAATAATTGCGTACTATTTCGCCGACTTCGTTGTCTTGGTAGAAAACTTTGTCTATTGCGAAAAACCGTGCGACTTGTTGTTCCACGTAACTTGCCGTACTTAACAACTTGCGTTTGTAGTTCGGTTTGCCGTTCATTTCCAGCGAATAAATAAGGCTGTTTTCCTCGTCTTTTATCGGGGTTGTCTTTGCGTGTATGTACGTGAAACATTCGTTGCCTACTTGTATAATGTTGCCTTGTAACACTACATCGTTAAACTTGATATAGTACACAAACAACACATCTTGCGGCTTGTACTTGCACGGCAAATGCGGATATACTGCAAGTTCCCACTTACCGCCCGTAATCATCTGCAAGTTTTGGTTATCGAAACAAAAATACTTGTTGCTGGCTTTGTGTTGTACTATCGTGCTGCAATACTCAACCGCCACTATTGCGCCGTGTTCGCCAAAGCGGTATATATCTATCGTTCCTTGTTCCATAAACGGCACTTGCTTCAATCCCATTTCGGTAAAGTACGGGCAAAACTTGTTTACCGTGTTCCCCAGCATAAAAACCTTAACATCGTTTCGCTGGCGTATTATCGTACTCAAAAGGTTCATAAACAACATAAACTCATCGGGCAAATAATACTGCCGTGTCAAAAACTCATCAAAGACTATCGTTGTAACATTCGGGTAACTGCTGCTTTTTTCGTGTTCCTGCTCTGAAAGGCAAAACCCGTAACAAAACGGGGTCGGGTCGGGTGTCCGCTTGTTTTTCTCTGCATCGTAGTACGACAAAAACCATTTGTTCGACATATAAAACACTTCATTAAATTTGCCCTCTGTCAGTTCCTCAATAAGCCCGTTTGCCACGTGGTTTGCAAACAGACTTTCGGCACGTTTGCCCCGTAAGTCCTCACGCCATCGGCGTATATACGCCATTTGTTTGCCCGTCTTGATATAGTTTTCCAAACCATATTTTAAGGCTGCATAAGTCTTGCCGTTTGACCTTTCGCCAAATATAACATTATAGTCGGCGTTCTTGCTTAAAATCGCTTTCAAGTCGTAAAATTTCGGCTTGTCTGTCTTTGTCTTTCTTGTTGTCATACTCTTATTATTTAGTCCTTAAATTTAATTCCACGCAAATAATTTATGTACATAACCGAAAGGGAAAGGGTGTACCCCGTTGGCTCTAAATGTACGCCCGTGCGTTCGTTGTAATGCGCCGTGCTGCCTTTGTAGTCGGTTATTTCGCCTTGTATCTCGTAGTCTATGTACGTATGTATGTTTTTGCCCGTTGCTTGCGGCGGTATATCCAGATAATTAGTGAAAGCGTCAAAGATACCGTTTTCCCCGTACTTTTCAATAAGGTACGGGATAGCGGCTTTCTTGTTTACGCCCGAAACGGTTAAACTGAAATCGTAAGCCCGTCCGCCTGCTTTGAGTGCGTTCGGTTCTTGCACCATATACCGTTTAGCACCCAAAGTCTTAAACCTTGTATATGTACCCTCGAAATCCCAAACGCCCAAAGTCTTTGTTATGCCTTTTATCGTTTGCGGCTCGCAAAGCGAAAACGGCAAACCGTGGTACTTGCAGGCTGCACGTAATTTCATTTGCACCTGCATATTATAAGCCTTGAAATATGCTTCGTGCGCTTTGCCGTTCATTATTTTAATGCTGTCCGTGTCGCTGTATATGTAATCATCTTTTGCTTCGTGTATGCCCGTGAAAAGGTTGCGCCGTGCGTATGCGGTTACGAAAATGCCCCACGGGTAAAACAAAAAACGGTTCTTGCTGGTGTTGTACTTGTATAAAAGTTCTTGTTTTTGTTCGGCTGTCATTGAGTTAATATCCCATTCGCCGTTATATGTAAACTCATCACGCAAAGGGTTGGTAACACTCATACCGTAACAACTGTTTAACATTTCCTTGCTGTTTAGATATTCCACTTCTTTGCCCTCAACGCCTTTTAATTTCGTCTTGCTTTCGTAAAGATGCAGGATAGATGTTACAAACGGGGTCGGCAAATAGTCTTTCTTGTAACAATACATTTCACCCACTCGCATACTTTCCCACGTGTAAAAGTTCTTGATTATATTAAAATCAACATCGGTTATTGTCAGCGCAATTTTTGAAGCCGCCACAATACGCCCGTTATTTTCGCACGGGTTTTCTTTTACAAAACATTTGCTTGCGCTTATCGGGTCGTCTTGCGTTTCGCTGGCAAATATGTTGGTAAACTCAATATCGAACACGCAACAATACTTTGATATTAAAAACTCAAATTGCGCCATACTCTTAACCGTGATTGCAACGCCTTGCGACATCGGATATTTTTCCGCTATCATTACATACGGGTAACTGCTTGTAAAGTCGTAACTATCCACGTCATACATTATTTCGTCTGTATATTCGGCGTTTGCGTGTGTAAAACCGCCTGCAAACGCACGTTGCAGCATATTAAATTCATTCATACCCGTAATTTGTAGTTCCTGCATCAAGTTTACGTAATCCCAATTTGGTATGGTCTTTCCTGCATCGCTTTTTTCACGCAAACAATGCGCACGGCAATACTTGCGCACAAACCCCGTCTTTGTTATCGGTATGTGCGTTATCCCCTTGCTTTCCTCGATACGTTCCTGTATGTAGCACATCACTACTTTAATATCGTTTATGCAATAATGTATTTCCGCATCAGTCAGCGGCGTTTCGCTATGCCTTATTTGCCGGTAGTCCAAATCGCCCACGGCTTTTGCACACTTGTATTTCATAAGTTGCTCGCCCAACTTTGCAAGCGAATAACCCGAAAGCAAGTAACTACATCTAAACTCAATGTTGCCCGTTGTTATCGCATAAATCGGTTTGCGCAAATCAATACTGAAAACCCGTTGCCACTCAAACCACTTGCGCAAAAACTGAAATTCGTATGAAAGGTTATGCACATACACAATAAGGCGTAATTTGTCATTCAGTTGCAAAACCTCGCTTACGGTCTGCATCATCGTGACAAACTCGCCCCACGTGCGCCCCATTATTGTATATCCGTTTATGCCAAACTGCCAAACGTACATTATTGCGGCTTTCTCTAATTTCGCCTTGCGCCCGTTCCCGTCCTGCATACGCTGCATTTGCTCGTATGTGTACGCCCGTCCGTCCGTATCACGGTAAAAACTTGTTGTTTCAATATCAAAGGCGCACGGGATATTGTAAAACCTTTCGCCCTTGCTGTTTCCGATAATGTTCTTTTCGTTTACGGCGGCTTTCAGTATTTCGTTTATTTCGGTCGGGCTGTTTATTCTTTCTTGTAACTCAAAAGGTATTTTTTTCATATGCCAAACTTTTCAAAGTTGCGCAATATGCGTTCGATATTGTTTTCCGTTTCTTTGATAGCGTCCGCAGCCTCATTTGCTTGTCGTTCTATTTCGGCGTCAATCGCCCGTGAAATGCTTTGCGCTTCACTTTCGATTTGTGTGCTTATATCGCTTGCGCTTTGCTCCATTTCGCCCGTGAAATCTTTGTACCTCATCAAATACCGTTCCACAAATTCGCTGTCTGAAACGCTGTTTAACTTACCCTGCAAGTTCCTTGCCATTAAATTGTACTCATCGGGCGTTAAATCGTACATATGTTGCAAATGTTGCCCGTACTGCCTTACACCTTGCGCCGTACTGGTTGGCTGGCGTAAAAACGAAATCGCCTTGCCGTACTCAATTTTTAAGGTGTTCCAATCGCCTTTCATTGAAAACTTGGTAAACCCCTTAATATCGCCTTTGTTTAACGCTTGCACGGCTGGCGAAAGTTGTCCGCTTTGCTCTATGTTCTGAATACGGCGGTTCGCCATTTGAAAAACCCTTGCAATCTCTTTTCGATATTCGGGGCTGCTTTCCACGGCTTGCAATATCTCTTTTTTGATTTTCGCCCGTTGGGTTGCGCCAAATACAAACTTTGTAAATTTAATCTTGAAACCTAACTTTGCCATACGCTGTTATATTAAATAGGGGTTACAAACATTGCAACCCCTACAAAGTTAAACATAACTTTCCAAACTCTTACAAGTCCACAAACGAAATCGAATAACAATTCTTGCCGTGGCTCTCGTACTCGTAAATCGTGTACCCGACTTTGCCGTCTTTGATAGTTTGTACCGCCTCATCATCGGCAAGTATTTCACGCACCGTTTCGACGGTGTGGCTTGGTAGGTTCACCAGCCGTTTGTTTTCCTCATCGATAATTACGGGGCTGTCGCCTAATTGCGACTTATGTACGTAAAGCCCATTGATTTTGTGTACCACATCTTTGCCGCCCTCATTTTCAGAATTGAAAATATCGGCTAACTTGGTGTACTGAAAGTCGGTTGTGTCAATGCCAAACGTGGTCTTGTTAAATTTACTTGCAAAACTTTTCATTGTAGTAATCTTTTAATTGTTAAACTTATTGTTAATTATTCGGCTGTCTGTCCTTGCGGTTCGCCGTCAACCGGCAAGTTCGGTTCGGGGTTGTCTTGCGGCTTCAAGTCCATAAGCCACGCACGAAAGCGGTTTATTTTCATAACTGCCCGTTGGTTGCGGCATACTTCGTTACACGCCATAAGGCTACCCAAAGCCGACAAAGCGGCAAAACTAAACTCGTCAAATGCGTTTCTTTTTTCTTCCATTGTAGTAAACTTTTAATTGTTAAACATAGACTTCTTAAACTTCAACGTGCCGTTGTGTTTGACTATCGTTGTATCGGTTGTGATTATCGTTGCTTTGCCCCGTACCGTTGTACCCTTTGAAACGGTGCAACCCTGCAAGATTGCAGATAAAAACAACATCGCACCACATACGGCGAAAATCATAACACACATTGCAACTTCTTTAATAACTTCTTTCGGTTGCTCTCTGAAATGTTGTATAAACTCTTTCATAATTTCAAAATGTTTAATTGAACACTGCAAAGATACAACTTTTTTCTAACATACAAGCATAAGCGCACAAATTATTTTCGTTTTAACTTTTATTAACTCTTGGTGTTGTGTTCCACGTGAAACATTTTATTTCGTGCATCGGTGTGGCAGTGTTCCACGTGAAACAATTTCACAGGCGCACACGCATAACAAAAACCATGCCAAAGTTGTGCAAAAGATGTTAAATGTGAGCCATAGCAAAAACCGTGCCAAAGTCTGTGGCGAAATGTTAAAAAACGGTAAAGTGGCGACCCAGCAAAAACCGTGCCACAAAATGTTTGCAAATGTTAAAAATGCGTTGGGAAACGTTAAATAGGGGTCAGTAGCGTACC